AATGCAAAGGTTGCATAATCAAATTAGAACTGAAGCCGAAGCAATCAAGAAAGGTGGAAGTGTAGATCAAATTAAAAAGGTTGAAGCTGAACTAGAAAGATTAAATAGAATCGGAGGAATTGAATCTATTATACCAACCGAAGGTATTGTATTTACATATAAAGGAAAGGTATTTAAACTTACTGGAACTTTTGCTGCGATTAATCAATTAATGGGAATCATAAAATACGGAAGATAATATGGCACTTAAAAAATTAAGAGAACATTTTACTGAAACTAATAGAGAAAGCTTTATTGATATGTTAAAAGAAAGAGTTTTGGTTACTGAAAAAATATCAGCGCCTTCTTTCCACATGCAAAGAACTTCAAATGGATTTGAGTTTTTTAAAACTAGCAAATCGGAATCTTTAGATATTGTAGATAGAACTATGATATCATTGTATGAGGTTGCGATAAACCACATGCAAAGTATTTCTTCTTCTCAAAAAGAAGAACTACCTAAAGATTTTAAATTTGGATTTGAATATCTTCCAGAAACAAACGCATCTTCTCTGGATTATGATAAAACTCCTGAAAACTATTTAATATTAACGCATATTCAAGAGATTAATACTAATAATGGAAAAATTAGAAAAACTATAAATGATCCATCAATCTTAAATAAATGGGCAAAAGTATTAGAAGTACAAGGACCTAGCGTTATTTTTGATGGTTATTTAAATAGTGTTCAAAAGGAAAAACTTACTCAAATCTTAGAAATGGGAGACAGGGATTTTGGAGACACTTATGATTATCTAGAAGAAACCACAGAAAAAATATCTTTTACTAAAGAGATTTTTAAACTTTTTAATCCAGCATCTATTTCTTCAACACTACACGAGGGATTAGAAAAAGAAATTGATGGATTAATAGTAAACTTTATTGAAGGTAAATCAATGAAATCTTATAAATTAGAAGATTTTAATAAACAATTAGTTAATGAATCAAGAGATTCTAGTCATATGTATCAGATTGCAATTGCAGATCTTTTAGAATATATGTCACAATTTGATTTTAAAGAAATTCAACTAACTGAAGAGAATTCAGATAAAAGATATATTGAAACAATGTCCGTAATATTTAACGGATATGTTAGTAAAAATTCATCTAAATTTGTTGGTGTTAATTTTGAAAGTGCAGAGTTTTCTTCTGCTCAATCATTTAAATTAAATACTAAATATATTCAAAATGAAACTACATTGAAGCTGGTTGAAAACGATGTACTATCTGAATTGTTTAAAATGTCTCTTGGTACTTTTAGAAAAAAGAGAAATAAAACAACAGATATTATTAGCCAAGAAATGTTAGAAAGAATGAATGAGCTAGTAGAAAAAATAGAAAATTTAATCTTTGTCGAAAGCACTGATGAAAATGCAATATTCGATTATCAAAACTTTATGTTACATAATAGAATTAAATCATCTGTAAATTTAAACGAAGGTTTAAAAATGAAGTACACTGAACAGGGTAACGAATTAGTAAATATGTTTGTTGGTAGGTTTCAGCCATTTACTTTAGGTCATGCTAAAGTCCTTGAAGCTCTTCACAAAGAGAACGGATATCCAGTAGTTGTATTTTTAGTAAAAGCTAAAAATGCTAAGCCTAAAAAAGGAGATGAGTTTAAGAAACCATATGACGAGCAAACACAAATTCAAATGTTTAACAACGTTAGAAAACAATATAAATTCTTAAAAGAAATTATAGTTATTCCAACTGGAGGAATCGACACTATATTTAACGCAGTAAGACCTAAATATGAACCAGTACTTTGGGGAACCGGAACTGACAGAATGACAGGATACGGATATCAAGTAAACAATGACAAGTACAGAGATGAATTAAATTGTAGAGCTGATTTTGGTCTTTTTGAAATTAAAAGAACTGACGATAACATATCAGCAACTAAAGTTAGAAATGCAATGTTAGACGGAGATGAAAAATTATTCAAATCAATGACGCCTAAAGCAATCCATAATTTATATGGAACTTTAAAATCAAAGCTTGAAGATTCAATGGGAGTAGTTCCAGGATCTCAAGTATCTGAAAGTATTATGACTTTTGAACAATTTATAAATAAATACTAATATATAACCTTATAATATAAAATATAAATTACAATATGAATTCATTTGATAAATACGTAAATGAAACTAAAACGATGTTATCTGAGAAATCAATTAACAAAATTCAAAAAGAGTTTCAAGAAGTCGTTACTAAAATGGCGGAACTTGCACAAAAATATACTGCAACACAAGGCGATGAAAAGGCTGAAATATTACAAACTCTTAAAGAGTTAACAGCTGATAAGAGAAGACTTGCTGCTGAATTAGATGCAAAGGTTGCAGGAAAGGACAGAAACGTTCAGCTTGTAATTACTGAAGCTGAAGTTAACGAATCAGAAGTTAATGAAAGACACTTTACTCTTAAAAGAAGATATACTGAAAACCATCCAGCAGTTAAAGTTGGAAAAGGAGCTAAAATCAGAAACAAAGTATTAGAAGCGATTAAAGACGGTAAAATTACTCAAGAAGAATTTGACAATATTGTTTCTGAACTTTCAAACAACGGAAAAAGATGGTCTAAAAGTAACGCAAAATACTTTACAATATCAGAAGATGGTATTTCACTTTCTAAATTTGGAAAGAAAATACTTGCTGGAATTACAGTAAACGAAAAAACAGAAAAGAATCCTGGAATATGGGTTCCTGGAGGATTTGATAAAGATATATCAAAGGTAAAAAATTCAAAAATAACAATGGATCTTGTGGCTAAAACAGCTAAGAAACATGAAGTTGATTTAGATGATGCAATTAAATATGTTGAATTTGGATGGGCTATAGATTTAAACGAAAACAAAACTATGAAAACAAAATTTATTTATGAATCATTTGGAGACTTTGTAAACTCTTTAAACGAATCAGTAATTAATGAAGCGTTTGCTTCTACAAAACTTGCAAGTATTTTAACTGGAGGTAATAAAATGTCTAAGGATCTTCCTAAAGCATTTTATAACATGGCTAAAATTGCGCTAGATAAAGTTCAAGATGTAGATATTATTGAAATAGATCCTCAAGCAGCAAGAAAAGAAAAGAGACAAAACGCAGTTTATTTATACTTTACAACAAACGAAAAAGAAAACCCATACGCTGCTCGCCATTCTTATGGTGTTAGTACTATTCCAGCAAATACTTTATTAGCAATTACAGATGGTTCTAATGAATGGATGAATATGCAATGGCAAAACAAATACAATTCAAAAGATAATAAAAAATCTTTACAAAAGACTAAAAGAGATGATAGTTCTGGTTTTGCTAAATCAAGTTCTAATGATTCTTATGGAAGTGGTATTTCAAGTTTAACTAAAGTTGCTGAATTAGCAGATAGAGCGTATTGCTTAGATTTAGATATTCTTAGAGCAAGATATTCAACTATTGATAAAACAAATGACAGATTTAAAGCTAAAGAAGGTGCTATTGCGTTTAAAGACGACAAAGAATTTAAGAAAGCTAATTTAGACAGATATAATATGATTATTTCAGATAGAGCCGCAAAAATGCCTATCGATACAATGGTTAAAGATGCTATCGATACCTTAACCGAACAAATCAAAGCAGCCTTAGTTAAAGGAGAAAAAGGAAGATATGGAGATATTATAGTAGGAAAGAACAAAAAAGGTAGAGAAGGTAAATTATCTGACGCAGCAAGCCACATGCAAAATATTCTTAATGATTTCCAAAGATACGTAAGTTCTACAAATCAAGCTGAAATCGAAAAGAAAGCTGGATATGGCGGAGATTACTATGAGAGAGATGTTAAGAGAAACGCAAAAGAGATCACTGATAAAATTAAACAAATTGAAACATTCGGTTACGTTTGGTAATCAATAAATAAAAATAAAACAATCATGAAACACATTAAATTATACGAAGAATTTAATTCAGAAGTAAACGAAGCAGTAAATGCATCAGGTTACATTAAAGCAGGAAAATTAGGTTATAACGACCAATTCTTAGGAAGAAGATCTTTATCATACACACTATCTACAGATTTAGGATTAAATCCTAAGCATGAATATGGCGGAGGAGATTGGTTAGGATTTGACCATGTAACTTTATATACAACAGGTGGTAAAAAAACAGGAACTATCCTGGGTGACGCTTTAACTGGTAAATACACATATGATGAGTTAAAAGCAGCTGCCGCTGAATTTTTAGGACTTTAATACTTAAAATATGCCTAGCACTTCTAAAGCCCAGCAAAGATTAATGGGAATGGCTTACGCTTATAAAAAAGGAGAACTTCAGTCAAATGAAGTTAGCCCAGATATAATACAACTAGCAAATTCAATGAACCTAAAACAATTAAAAGATTTCGCATCAACGAAGCACAATGATCTAAGATCAAAGGCAGATGAAAACATTGCTTTAGGAAACCTTGGAGGTATGGGAGCTACATTTCTACCAAATGGAACGGAAGTAGGTTCAGGAGATATTTTGTCTGGAACAGGAAGTGCAGAAGAGGAGTACAAGAAAAAGAAAAAGAAAAGAGAAAGAGCTATGAAAACTAAAACTTTTGAAGAATTCGTAAATGAAAAAAATGCTACAGTAAATGAGCCCAATGAAGCACCTGAATCATTAGTAAAATTTGCCGATGATGAAAAATCAGAAGGTAAAGATGCTCAAATTTATTTAGCAACATTTAATGGATCTTCAATGGATGCTCAATCCACTACTAAAATGTGGGATGACGGAGTACCCGTTACAAAATACTTTACAAGAGGAGGATTTAAAAAGGTATCACCTAAGGGACAGATATGGATTATTGAATCTGATGATTGGTGGTATTTTAAAAACAAGGGAACTTGGTACGCTGTTAGAATAGCAGATTATGGAACTCCCCCGTTTGAATATTAATAATTTGAGTATCATCGAATTAAACTAAGCCTGATTTATTCAGGCTTTTTTTATGAAACAATATCAGTTTTTTTGATATAATACTCATGATGTACTTAGCACGACCAAAAAACTTTAAAGAATGGGTTTCTAAAGCCTATGATAAAATTGAAAGAACCATTGACTCTTGTCAGACAGTAGAACACATTAATACTGCTAAAAAGATGGTTGACAATTTTATTATAGTAACTGCGCTTGAAGAAGATGCAAACCCTGAAGAATTGGAGGCGATTGCGCATCTGTTTTGGACTAGAATCAATTTAAAATTAATAACTTTATAATGCATCAAACAAAAGGAAAAATCGGATTTACTGCAGGTAATTTTGACCTACTACATCCAGGCTACATTTACACATTTGAAGAGGCTAAAAATCACTGCGATTATTTTATGGTATTTTTACAAAGAGATCCTTCAGAAACTAGAAACACAAAATACAAACCAGTAATTCCTCTATATGAGAGATATAAAACCCTAATGTCGGTTGAATATATCGATGAGGTTGTAACGTATCAAACAGAAGAAGACCTGTTAAACCTAATGGAGTTTTACAAACCAGATGTAAGAATATTAGGAGACGACTATATTGGCAAGAGATGTACTGGAGATCATCTACCGATTGAAATAGTATATACTACAAGAGCACATGGTTGGTCTACTACAAAATTAAAAGATATGATTACAAAACAGACATATCTTCAGAACCCTAACGTAATTAAAGAATAACAATGAGAATAATAGTAACCGGAGGATATGGATTTATTGGATCTTCATTCGTTAACCTACTTAATCGTAGAATGCCTAATAACGAGATCGTTATTTTAGACAAGATAACATATGCGGCAGATCCAAATAATATTACTAAACCAACGAAATGTATTCACAAAGATATTTGTGACGTTACTGCTGAAGATTTAGGAGACTACGATTATATTGTTCATTTTGCAGCAGAATCACATGTTGATAATTCTATTAAAGACGGAAAACCATTTATTAGAACTAATGTTGAAGGAACATTTAATTTATTAGAATGTGCAAGACAGAATAAGAGCTTAAAGAAATTTATTCATATTTCAACCGATGAGGTTTATGGAGATATGGATGATATTGGAATTTTAGCAGAAGCGAATGAATGTTACGGAATTAAAGGATCTTCTTATTATTCTTCAACAAAAGCAGCATCTGATTTATTGGTTGAAGCAGCTGGAAGAACTTTTGGATTACCATATTTAATTACAAGAACATGTAATAACTATGGATCTCATCAAAATGAAGAGAAGTTTATTCCAAAAATTATGAAATCCATCGCAAACGATTTAACAATTCCAGTTTATGGAGATGGAAAACAAGTAAGAGAATGGATTGACGTTGAGGATAACGTACAATTAATATATGAACTAATGTTATCAGATCAATTAAACGAGGTATATAATATTGGAAGTGGAGAAAGATACCAAAACATACAGATCATTAATATGATTGGTAAAATATTAGGTAAAACTCCAAAGTTTGAATTTGTAAAAGACAGATTAGGGCATGATAAAAGATATGCTTTAGATTCTACAAAAGTAAGAGAAATATTCCCAGAATGGATTACACTATCATTCGAAGAATTTTTATTAGAAGAAGTAAACACAGTAACAGCTTAAAATTTAAAAAATGAACGCACAATTAATTACAATGCTAAGAACTTCAGCTGAGGCTGATAAAGCAAAAGCCCTATTATCTTTAGATTTATTAGGTAATAAAGGAACAGGTATTGGAGATCACTCAACCGGAGATTTCTACACAAATGCTGAAGAAGCATTAACAATGCTAGTAGACGCTGACGACAGGTTAGCAGCTATTGAAAAATACTTTTCTGGAGAACAAAAAGTATAAATTGTTAATAACTTTTTGAAAATAAAGTGTACCAGATTTTTCTGTTACACTTTTTTTGTTTATATTTACTTATAACAAATTAAAACAATCATTATGAACTACACAAGATTTAACAGACACGAATCAATGAACTCAGAAACTCTTTCTGAAATCATGGACATTAAAAGAGAACTATACAGAGAAGATATCGAAAGAACATCTGATATTAGAAGTCTTGAAAACATGCTATTTGGATTATTTGATGGATATCTATACGATGAAATTCAAATTCTAGCGCTTAAGCTGCCAACTGATTTGGCTACTAGAATTATGAAAGTATATTTTACTTGCTCAAGATTTCCAAAATCAGAAACTCAAGTATATTAATTATGATTAGAAAAAAACTGCACAAACATCAAGGAGATCCAATCATTATAGATCTCACAGGACCAGAAGGAAACGCGTTTATGTTATTGTCGTATGCAAAAACATTTTCAGAAAACTTAGGAAAACCCTACGAAGAATTATTAATTCAAATGCAAAGCGGAGATTACGAACATCTTGTTAAAGTATTTGATGATGCATTTGGAGACTTTGTAATACTAGAAAGATAAGATATGGAATTAGAAGAATTGTTAATACTCTTAGAAAGAGCAGCAGATAATATTAAATATGCACAACCTAATGATGAAACACAGTGGGCATATAATGAAGGTATTGAAGATCTATCAATAGAATTAGAAAACCTAATAAAAAACAAAATCGATAAATAAACTATAATACTTACTAAATAAATTTATATGAACATTTTAGAAGAAGCAAATTCAATTGTAAACAACAGAAGCGAAGAAGCAGATCGTAATTATGGTCCTTTTTCCGAAGGTATGGACAGAGCAGCAATGATCTTCCAAGGTATGACTGGATTAGAGGTAACTGGAGAACATATGTTTAAAGCACTTGTCGCTCTTAAATTCTCAAGAGAAAGTTATAATCACAAAACAGATAATCTACTAGATGCAGTAGCTTATATTCAAGGATTAGATAATTACATCAACGAAAAAGAGAGTAATGGTCAAGATTAATGATATAATTCATTTGCTTAAAGATGATACTATGTGTCCTGCTAAAAAAATAGCAATTGACGACGTAGTAACAACTTATAGTTCAAAAGAAGCTAGTCATAAGAGTGCATGGTCATATCTATTGGCTGCCCAATTAAAAAGCATCGGATTCGATGTTGAGGTTCTTAATAAGAACAGTGATATTCATCAATATGACGTATGGCTTGTAGCACTTCCAATGGAATTTGCAGGATCTTATAACCTATTTGGTGGAGCAACTGATGAACCTGCTGGAAGAATGCAGAGACTATTAGACTTTCAAGGTGAAGTATTTTGTATCAATAGAAAAATGCCAGATGTTGGAGCATTTGCTCAAAGTCGAATGAAATCATGTTCAGAATTATGGGCTAAGCTTGATGTCGAAGGTCTTACTCAAAAATGTAAAGACATTAAAACATTAGATCTAACATTAGACTCGAATACATTTGTTCTTGGAGATTCTCATTCAGTTTCAGTATGGCAACCAGGTTCTAATATTAGTAGAAATGATGGTAAAACTCTTTTTGGAGTATTAAAAGAAGGAATGAATTCTTATATTCCTGAAGGAACTGAGCATCTTATAACATATTTTGGAAACATAGATATTAGACATCATTTATGTCGTCAAGATAAACCAATAGAATCTGTAAAGAAATTGGTTAAGGATTATTTTGAACACTTAAAATCTCTTAATATTAAAAAGGTTTCAGTCGTTAAATTACTTCCAATAGAATTTGAAGATCGTAGAATTCCAAAAACTGGATGGTATAAAGGAACTCCATTTATTGGTTCTCAGCGTGAAAGAACTCAATTAATGCAGATATTTAACGAGGAGCTAAGCAATCTCTCGACTATATATAATATGAATGTAATCGAATGGCCAATTGATTGGTATACAACAGAACCTAAGTATTTCGCGGATACTTATATGGAAAAACCAGGTTCAGTACACTTATCAAGAGCATATTACCAATATGATTTTATTACACTCGAAAAAAATAAAGCATTAAATAGAGTGATTAATTCACTTTTTTGAAACTTTTTTAAAAACACAAATATAACTAGTATAAATTAAATTTTAAAAATTATGAGTAAAATTAACGTAGCAATTATTGGAACAGGAAACTGTGCTAAATCATTAGTTGAAGGTGTACAATACTACACTGAAAATCCAAACAACGTAACTGGGATGATGAAATCAGACATCGGCGGTTATTTAGCAGAAAACATTAACTTTGTAGCTGGATTCGAAATCGATGAGCGTAAGGTTAATCAAACATTAGGTTATGCATTGAAGCAAAGACCAAACTGTGCATGGGATATCGTAGATGAAATTACATCGACTGCCCCAGTATATGAAGCACCAGTTATCGATGGATATGCAGCGCATATGGATAATTATCCAGAAGCAAACAGATTCTTAGTTGATGAAAACTTAAGAAACACAACTGATGGTAATCGCACTTCTTTATCTCCACGTAAAATTCGTGAGTGGAAGGATTCAATTATCTCTAAATTAAAAGAGCATGATGTAGAAGTATTGGTAAACTATTTACCAGTAGGTTCTCAAAAGACTACAGAATTTTGGGCTGAAATTTGTCTAGAAACTGGAATCTCTTTTGTAAACTGTATTCCTGTATTTATCGCTTCAAACCCAGTTTGGGAAAAGAGATTTATCGATGCAGGTATTCCATTAATTGGAGATGATATGCGTTCGCAATTTGGAGCAAGTATTCTTTCTCAAATGCTACAAGAACTTGCATTTGAAAGAGGTCATCACGTAAAAGCACACATTCAAAGAAATGTAGGCGGTAACACTGATTTCTTGAATATGGAAGATTCTTCAAGATTAGCTTCTAAGAAGATTTCTAAAGAAAACGTAATCCGTGCTCAAAACGAAATTCGTGGAATTGGAACCGAAGATTCATTCTTACATGCAGGTCCTTCTGAATATATCCCATTCTATGGAGATAATAAAGTTGCAAACTTCCGTTTAGAACTTGAAGGATTTGGAGGAGCTCCAGTAACATTAGATGCTCAATTAAGCGTACAAGATTCGCCAAACTCTGCAGGAGTTGTAATTGATGCAATTCGTTACTTAAAAGTAGCAAGAGAATTAGGAGTTGTAGGAGCCTTAAGAGGTCCTTCAGCGTTCACTCAAAAAACTCCACCAGACCAAATGATGTTTGCTGATGCTGTTTATGAGTGTACTGAATTGGCTGCAAGACGTCTAACAGATTCTACAAGAAAGCAATTAGTAATAGCAGCAAAAGCTCACTAATAAATCTAACAAATAAAAAGAGAGCCTAACAGCTCTCTTTTTTTCACTAAACTCAAAAAATGTATACAATACCACTTCACATAATAAAAAAAATGTACAGAATAGTTCCAGAAGAGATATACGCATATGATTTTGATGGAGTAGTTTCTATTGGAATTACACCAAGATCTAAAAAAGATATCATTATTACTGGAAGATGTATTGATGAACAAAAACACGTTAAAGATATACTTAAAAAACGTGGAATTAAATGTAAGGTTTATTTTAATCCAATGACTCTTGCTGAAAGGGGTGATCACACTGTTGAGGCTAGGACGTTCTCAGGTAACCACAAGGCATCCACGATTGCACGTTTAAAAGATGAAGGTGTAAATATAGTTAGATTTTTTGAAGATGACCCAATTCAACTAGACTTAATCAAAGAATCTCATCCAGAACTACCAGTAGTTCATATTGTTTCAAAATTAGTAAAAAAGTAAAATGGAGAAAGAACAACTAAATTTAATGCGTAAAGAATACGCATCATTCTTAAACGCAGAATTAGACGTTGATAAATCAATGATTAAAGAATCTTTATTGAATTATATAACAGATAAGGTTGATTATGAAAACAAGGTATGTCTTGATTTAGGATCTAATCTTGGTGCATTTTGCAAAATAGCAATAGACAACGGTGCTAAAAAGGTAGTCGCAGTCGAATGTGATACCAGAAACTATGAAAAAGTAAATTATAATTTTAGAGAAATAGACAACGTTGAGGTAATTCATGCTGCTGTTTCTGAATCTACGGAAGAAACTCTTCAGATTTTTAAATCTAGCGCGAAGAGTAATCATTCTTCTACTTCTATTATTAAAAGAACTAATAGGTTTAAACAATATGAAGTAGTAGACAACGTTAATTTTACAGAAATAGTAAATAGAGTAAAGCCTGATATTATTAAGATCGATATCGAAGGTGCTGAACATAATTTAATTGACGACATTATCGCAGCTTCACCAGATGTTTTATTCTTAGAATTACATGGGGGTTATGAAAAATGCCAAGAGCATTTAGACAAACTTGAACAAGCATATCCAAATTCTGAAGTAAACGAAATAATTATGTTTATGAAAGTCGGTGGGTTTGATTGCTTATACTACAAATAAAATTAAATAAATGAGAGAACTTGTAAATATGCAAGTGGTCGATCGAATTGGTTACTTTTTTAATAAAGTAAACGATCGAGCACTCTATCAAATGGGAATCAGAGATTCTTATGATAATGGAGGAGATGAAGCGTTAGGAGAAACTGTTGAGTATTTCCATCCTCAAATTACGTTAGACGACAGGATGAGATATATCATGGAGAATATAGTTTTATCCAATATGTCAATGGATAATATTATTTGCAATACTATAATTTCTCACTTTTATGGAGGTCGTGGTATACACCAAATATTAACAAGAGATCCAAACCCAAAAACAGCACTTGTAGATTTCGAAAGACTTTTAGTTGACAAGGAATATGAGATGACTATTAGAAAAAATATTGATGATGCTCTAAGTATTGGGTTAGGAGTATATGGAACCACTGAACTTAGAACTAGTCTTTATGGCGCATCTAACTCATTCGTATCAGAATCCAGAGACCTTCCTAGAAATGCTGATAAAATCAATATATTATTATGGGTTGCTAGTTTTATTCCACGAGGGATAACTAAAAGAATGGCGGCTGTTAACTCTTTACAAGAGATGTATAATATACTAACAGAAATTGAAGGAGTAGGTCAATATTATGGATATCACTGTTCAACTTCAAATTCAGTTAACCCTGCGATTAACATCGATCATGACGAAAGATTCTGTGTTCCAGGTCCTGGTGCAAGATTAACACTAGATATGATGTTTCCACCAGATTGCGGAATTCCACATGGTGATAGGGTAATTTGGTTTAGAGAAAATTATAAAGATTTAATTGGAGATATCTACCTACACGAATCAACACACAATGTTATTGTAGGAGATACTAAAATATTCCAACACGAACAAAACGAACTAAAAACGTATGGGTGTGAAGTTGGTCTTTGTCAGTTTGGAGTATACTCTAGATTAAGCGATAACAAGAGTTTAATCAATAAGAGAAAGGTTGCAAGAGCTGATGAAACATTAATGGAATATTTTTTTAATAATAATTTTGAACAAACCGCACTTTTCTAATATAACTACTATAAAATAAAAAAAATGGCAAACATAGATAACGAATGTAAAGATCTAGAAGTAAAAGATTTTTACGACCAATCAACAACACATTTACAAGACATCATGTCTCATCAAAAAAACATGCAAGAACAAACGTATGGTTTTAATTTTGAAGATATGACAATTAGAGAAATCATGGATTTCTGGCATGTTAACACGCATGCAGTTGTAGATGAAATTCACGAAATGACTGATGCTCTTGGCGGAATTAAAGATGGTTCTGGAAATGCAGTATGGAAATACTGGAAAAAAGACTTTGCAAAATACAATACATTAAAGATTTCTGACATGTCTGAAGGAGACAAGAAAGAATTGTATATGGAATGGGTAGATATCCTACACTTCTTTATCAATTACGCAGCCTCAATTGGACTAGACGCAAAAACAGCTTACAATTACTACTTCGCAAAAGCTGAAGAGAATGTTAACCGTCAGAAAAATAACTATTAATGATATTAGACGTAGAACAAAGAGACAAAGATATTATTATTTCGTATTATAACGAAGAAGGTAATGTCGCGTACAAACAATATCCAATACCAAAATACCAAAACTGGTATGTTTGTGATGACAAGGATCGAGAATCTAGTCCTGAGTTTAAGAATTGGGATGGAAGATCTGTTAAACTTGGAAGAGCAAGACAATTCAACAAGTTTTCATTAGTATATTTCTTAGATGGTCTTCCAGAAAAAGATAAAGTTGAAATATTTGCTGATCACAAACCAAAAACTTATTTTGTAGATATTGAAACTGAAATTGTTGATGGATTTCCAAAGGCTGAAGAGGCTAAAAGTAGAATTCTTTCATTCTCTATAATTACTCCAGATCATAAAGCTATTGTATTAGGTCTTGAAGATATGGATTCTAAGAGTATTAAAAAAATTCAAGATGATACTAATGAGTATTTCAAAGATTTTGATATGGATTGGGAGTTTAAGTATCATAAGTTTAATTCTGAATACGATATGGTATATACATTCTTAATGAAATTCTTACCAAAATTCGCAATGATGACCGGATGGAATTTTATTAATTATGATTGGCAATATATCGTTAACAGATGTAAAAGATTACAAATAGATATTAATGAGATTGGAATGACTGGATCTGTTGATCGTAATGACAGTAGGCCACTTCATATCGGTATCTTAGATTATATGCAATTATATGATAAGTACGATAGAAGTGTTAAGGTTAAAGAATCTAACGCATTAGATTATGTATCAGGTCAAGTTCTTAATGTTAATAAAATTAAGTTCACAGGATCTCTTCAAGATTTGTATCGAGATAATTTTGTTAAATATATCTACTACAACGTTGTCGATTCAGTGTTGGTTTATTATATAGATCAAAAATTAAAATCGATGGATGTTTTATTAACATTAGCAAATATTACTAAAATGCCATTGTATAAAGCAAGTTCACCAGTTTCAGTTACTGAATCATTAATGGCCAGAAAACTAGCTGAGCAAGGAATGCGTATTGGTAGTGAACAAAGAGAGGATGGAGAAAAGAATGGTCAGTATGCTGGCGCCTATGTTAAAGAACCAATTGTTGGTTTCTACGAAGGGGTATCAGCTTTTGATTTTGCTTCACTATATCCTTCAGTTATGAGACAGTTTAATATATCTCCAGATGCATTTATTGAAAAGGTAAATAAATCTGAAATTAAAAAGAGAAGAGAAGACAAAGATGTTATTGTTTGTGCAAACGGCGTAGTCTATAATAATGAAGATTCTATTCTTAGAAAAATATTAGGAGATCTTTATGACCAACGTAAGAATTACAAAAATACATCATACGATTATTTTACAAAAGCAGACAAGTTAAAAAAATTATTATCATAATATTTAATTGAAACTAACAGGAATCTGGTTATATTATTAATATATAACTTATCTTAAAGGCCACTAGAAATTTTGGCCTTTATTAGCCTAAAAAGAATTTAAAAAATTAAAAAGATAAATGAGCGATAAATCAATCTTCAAAGAGAGAATAGAATACAAACCATTTGAATATCCTGAATATTATACAGAAGGATGGTTAAAACAAGCACAAGCGTTTTGGCTGCATACTGAAATTTCAATGCAAGGAGATGTCAAAGATTGGAATGAAAACTTAACAGATTCAGAAAGAAATTTAGTAGGAAATATCCTTTTAGGATTTGCACAAACAGAATGTGCTGTTTCTGATTACTGGACTGGAATGGTCACGCAATGGTTTCCGAAGTGGGAGATTAAACACATGGCAATGTTATTCGGATCTCAAGAGACAATTCACGCTACTGCCTATTCATACTTAAATGAAACATTAGGTCTTGAAGATTTTGAAGCATTCTTACATGAGCCATCAACCGCAGAAAGATTTGAATATTTAATGAATACTGAAGCTGAATACACACATGAAGATTTAGCTAAAAGTTCAACAGCAAGAAAAGACGTTGCTAAATCATTAGCGATATTTAGCGCATTTGGAGAAGGTGTTGCTCTTTACTCTTCATTCGCTGTACTATATTCTTTTCAAATGAGAAACAAGCTTAAGGGTATCGGTCAACAAATGAAGTGGAGTGTTCGCGATGAGTCTCTTCACTCTAAAATGGGTTGTCAGTTATTTAATCATATGTGTGAAGAATATACTGACCTTAGAAGCTCTGTGCAATCTCAAGTTGAAGAAGCTGCAAAACTAATGGTTGAAATGGAGATGAAATTTATTGATAAAATGTTTGAGATGGGAGATCTTGAAAACATGAAATCAGAAGACCTCAAAGAATTTATTAAGAAAAGAGCTAATGAAAAACTAAACGAAATTGGTTACGAAGCAATCTTTAAATTTGATGAAGATAAAGCAGCAGAGTTAGATTGGTTTTATCATTTAACAGGAGGAACAACACATACTGATTTCTTTGCAGTTAGACCTACAGATTATTCAAAAGCTGGAGAAGGAGAAAACTGGGACGAAGACGAATTATTTTAAAAAATTACAAAACAATGTTTAGAGAATATAACAACTCACCTAAAACAGACAAAGTTTTAGAAGAAGGTACTAAAAATCATGGTGAATCTCTTGGATGGGAAATAGGAACTGATTTTCCAATTTGGGGAAATACAGAAATTTATGTAAAAACAGTAAGTGGAGGATATTTATTAGAAGGAGAAACTCCTAAGGATGCATATTGGAGAGTTTCAACTACTGTTGCAAAAAGACTTAATAAGCCTGAACTGGCAAGTAAGTTCTTTGATTATATTTGGAAAGGATGGCTAAACCTAGCTAGCCCCGTACTTTCAAACACTGGAACTGAAAGAGGTTTACCAATTTCATGTTTCGGTATCGATGTAGCTGATTCTATATATGATATTGGAAACAAGAATTTAGAATTAATGTTACTTGCAAAACATGGAGGTGGAGTTGGTGTAGGAATTAATCAAATTAGACCAGCAGGTGCTAAAATAACTGGAAACGGGACAAGCGATGGGATTGTACCATTTGCGAAAGTATATGATTCAACAATTCTTGCAACGAATCAAGGTTCTGTGAGAAGAGGAGCAGCATCGGTTAATATAGATATAGAACATGATGATTTCTGGGAATGGTTAGAAATTAGAGAACCAAAGGGAGATGTAAACAGACAATGTTTAAATTTACACCAATGTGTTGTTGTTTCAGATGGTTTTATGCAAAAAATAGAAGCAGGAGACAAAGAGGCAAGAAAAAGATGGACAGCAGTTATTAGAAAGCGTAGAGCAACTGGAGAGCCATACATTATGTTTAAAGGAAATGTAAACAGAGTAAATCCAGAAGCGTATAAGCAAAATGGATTAAAGGTTTATATGACTAATATTTGTTCAGAAATTACATTACACACTGATGAAAACCATTCTTTCGTATGTTGTTTGAGTTCTTTAAACTTGGCAAAATATGAAGAGTGGAAAGATACGGACTTAGTATATACTGCTACAATTTTCCTAGATGGAGTTCTTACCGAATTCATTAATAGAGCAAAATACATGAGAGGTTTTGAAAACTCTGTTCGTTCTGCTGAAAAAGGCCGAGCATTAGGATTAGGAGTTTTAGGATGGCACACATATTTGCAAAACAAGAATATTCCTTTTGATTCTTTAACAGGACAATTTGAAACAAGAAAGATATTCTCTCAAATTAAAGTTGAAAGTGAAAGAGCAAGTAGAGATTTAGCTACAGAATATGGAGAACCATTATGGTGTGTTGGTACTGGAATGCGTAACACACACTTAAGAGCTATTGCACCAACTGTTTCTAATTCTAAATTAAGCGGTAATAGTTCTCCAGGTATTGAACCATGGGCCGCTAATGTATTCACAGAACAAACAGCAAAAGGAACTTTTATTAGAAAAAATCCAACATTAGTAAAAATACTTCAATTAATCAAGCAAGATAAAAAACAAACATGGGATAAAATCTTAGAAGACGGCGGAAGTGTGCAAGGTCTTGATTTTATGGATGATTACTGGGTTGTTGAAGGATCAAATAATGCTCCGATTAAAACTAAAGATCTAGATAAATTAAGTGATCTTGAAAAAGGAAAATATATTGCATTAAAGGATGTGTTTAGAACCTTTAAAGAAATTAATCAAATGGAATTAGTTAAACAAGCAGGAGTAAGACAACAATACATTGATCAATCTGCTAGTTTAAATTTAGCTTTTCCAACTGAAGCTGAACCTAAGTTTATCAATCAAGTTCATTTAGAAGCTTATAAACAAGGAATAAAGACACTATATTACATGAGAACTGAATCAGTACTTAGAGGTGATATCGCAGCAAGAGCAACTGATGATTGTTTAAGTTGTGATGGATAAGAAATAGCCAATCTGGTTTTCCAGGTTGGATTTTAGGACCGTTTTAGTTAACGGCAAGGGGTAAGAAAAAGTTCGCTACTATTCTTACCCCATTTTTGGATATATAGAATATAAAAATAAATTAAATTATGAAATTCGACAAATTTATAGAACACGAAGTAGTTACTGAAGCTAAGAATACTATTGGTCTTGCATTTAAAGAAGAACAAGATTATCTTGATTTTAAAGAGTTTATTAAAGACGAAAAAGGTTCAATTAAAAAAGATTTTGGATGGGATTCTAAGACTAAATCATGGGAAGTCATAATGGACGTTAAAGTTCTAGACAGTATTTATGGTGAAGGAACTCCTAGTAATAAAGAGTCCGGATGGTACGGAGGATTACCTAATGATTTTGAATCAGTAATAATCGAATCAGTAGTTACTGAAGGTAAATTTGATGGTATTGCAGACTTGGTTAAATCTTTACATTTTGAAACAGATCCTAAAACGGCAGAAGAAAAGAAAATCGAGCTTGGTAGAAAGCAAGGTGAAGTATCTAAAAGAAAGCAAATTGAAAGTGGAGAATATTCATTAAGAAGATTTAGAAAAGAGATTAAATTTGGAGATGGTACTTATTTAGGAGTATTCTTACCAGGTTCTTATGATGCGTCAACTTCTACATTAGGAGATGGACCGCATGCAAAGGCTGTTAAGAAAGTAAAATGGACTCAAAAGAAATATAACCAATGGTTAGAAGATATGGCATCAAATGGAGGAGCAGAAAATGCATTTGACATGGCACAAAATGCTAAAAACGAAACTGGACTTATTGATTGGGTTAAAAAGAACTTTAGAGAAGAAGATCCATTACAGAGAATTCAATGGGATATTGAAGGCTATGCAGAATCAAATAAAACAACTATGAAACACGTACAATTATTTGAACAATTCATAAAATAATCAAAACCAAAACTAATAATTAAACCTGAACTAACGTTCGGGTTTTTTTATGAAACAAAACCAGTATTTCTACTATAATACCTAAATCATTTAATATAATAAACAACATGAAAATTAGCGTTAACAAAGTAGATCAAACGAATTTTATTAATTTCGTTAATCGTTTAAAGGTAATTGATACATTCATTTACTTCAAAATCAAAGATGGTATTGTTCAAGCTTCGGCTTATTTACCACAAAGAGATGCTGTAAAGCACCATAGACTTCCATTAGGAGAGGTATTCCAAATTGAAGATGGTAATATTACAACAGACAAAGAATTAAAGATTGCATTTTTTGATGCTTCTCGTTTAACTGATGCATTTAAGCAGTTTGATAGCGATTCTATACAGGCTGAGATTGAATTCTTAGAAAATGATGAGGATTGCGTTGCAACAGAATTCAAGATCTTTAATGACGAATTAGAAATTACATTATCATGTTCTGAGCCTTCATTAGGTTATAAAGATCTTACAGATTCTCAAATTGAAGGTATCTTTAATGTTGATGCGGCAAACTATGTATTCGATATGGATTACTCTACAACTTCAAAAGTTCGTAATCTTTTCGGATTAGACAAAGAAGAAACATTCTCAATTGCTGCAAACGGTGACGGTGTTAGAATGAAAGGAAAAACATACAATATGTTAGTAACTCCTGATTACGCTGGAACAAACCCACGTAAAGTAACGTTATTCAAAAAATATTTAAACCTACTTGATAGAGAAGATTATTCTGCAAACGTAATGGACAATAGAGTTGTTTTAAGATCTAAGGATTCTGAAACATTATTAACTATTGCAACATGTCAAACTGCTGAATAAGAGATGAATATCGAAGAACTAATAAATAAACCAGAAGATGCTCTAACCCAAGACGAAATAAAAATCTTGGTAGAGCATTATTCTACTTTATCAGCAAAATATACCGCATATGAACAAGCGGTAAAAGTAATGTTGAACTCGATTTATGGTGCTTTCGGTAATAAGTGGTTTCACTTTTTCAATATTGACATAGCAGAATCTATTACACTGCAAGGACAAAACGCTATCTTATATTCTGAAAGAATTCTTAATAAGTATTTTCAAGAGTTTTGGGCAAAAGATACTGCGGTGCATGAACATCTTAACATATCAGTAAAGACAAAACTTGTAAGACCCTCAGTAGTTTATATTGATACGGATTCATGTTATGTTCAATTTGAAGAAATGTATGAATCTATTGAATGGTTAGGAGAAAAACTACCAATCGATAAATTTATAATGGAATTGTATAACTTTAGACTTAAGGATTATATAACTAAATGCATGACCAAATATGCAGAAGCTACCAACACTGATAATTTCTTGTATTTTGATTTAGAAACTATTGCATATTCTGGAATTTGGTTAGCAAAAAAGAAATATCTGCAAAACATAGCGTGGGAAGATAAATTAGGCATAGACGATAGATATCCTTCTCTTAAGAAGATTAAAACAATTGGTTTTGATACTATTCAAAGTTCTACACCTTCTCTTGCAAGAAAGCATTTAACAGAAGCTCTTAAATTAATCTTGTCTGAAAAACCAACAGCAGATTTATTAAAGAAGTTAGTTGATTACTTAAAACAAGGTAAGAAAGAATTTAAATTAGCGAATGTAGACGATATATGTTTCAATAAAAGAACTAATAATATACAAAAATACATTGTTGATGATACTGTAGAATTTCAATATGGTTTAAAATGTCCGCCAAATGTGAAGGCTGCTGGTTTTTATAACTTTTTAATGAATACAAATCCTAAATATAAGAACAAATATAAAATGATTAGCAATGGTGAAAAGTTAAAATTATACCATTGCAAACATAGTACATGCGAGATATTCGCCTATATGCCTGGTGACCATCCTTATGAAATAGCTCCACAAGTTGATTATGAATTACAATTTGAAAAAAGCGTAATAGATCCATTAAACAGAGTGCTTAAGGCGGTTGGATTACAAACTTTAAATAGAAACTTAATTTATTCAACATCATTATTTTAATTATGAAAATTACAAACAAGACAATTTCAGATCTATCAAACAAATACCCTAATAACTCTGAACTAGGAGAAGTTATTAGAAAAATATCTTGGAAATTACAAGAAGACAATGTAAATGATGCATATGTCGACCCTAATCAAATAACAATTGATGATGTAATTAACGAGGTACAACAAAATAAAACAGATGGAACAACTAGATTATAGTACACTAAATACTGAACAGAAAGAATTTGTTCATAAATACAAAAAAATTCACGATAGGCTTAAAGAACTTCAAGATAGTATGGATTCAATTCAAACCGAAACTAAAGATCTATTAAACCAATTAGGTGACTTAAGAAAAAAAGAAAATAATATATTTAACAATGGCTAAAAAAGATTTTACATTCGACGACCTAAATAAACAACTAGCTGATTTAAACCCACTAGGATCTGTTATGGATAAATCAAACTTCTCAGAAGTTACTGAATGGATCCCTACTGGAAACTATCATTTAAATGCATGTGTTAGCGGCTCCCTTTTTGGAGGATGGCCAAACAATAGATCATGTTCAGTTGCGGGTCCTTCAGGAACTGGTAAAACATTCCTTACCTTAAACTCAGTACGAGAAGCAATTAACATGGGTTATAGCATAATTTATTATGATTCAGAAGCTGCTGTTGATAAAGACCAAATGATTAAATTTGGAATCGATATTACTAAAGTAAATTATCAACCAATTAACACAGTTCAAGAGTTTAGAACTTCAATCACGACGATTACTCACAAAATGCAAGAAATTAAAAGATCTGGAGGAGAAATTCCAAAGCTTATGATTATTCTTGATTCTGCAGGTAACCTTGCTACTCAAAAAGAAATTGATGATGCTGCAAGTGGAAGTGAAAAGAGCGATATGACTCGTTCTAAAATTCTTAAGTCTATCTTTAGAATTATAATGACACCGTTGGCTGATTTAAAGATTCCATTTATCTTTACAAACCATACGTATCAATCACAATCTTTTATCCCAATGCAAATTGCAGGTGGAGGAACTGGACCAGAATATGCAGCATCTATCGTATTAATGTTAAATAAGGCACAGTTAAAAGATGGAGCAGATAAAGTAGGTATTATTGTAACTGCGAAACCTTCAAAGAATCGTTTTGCAAAACCAACTCCAATTAAATTCCACCTAAACTTTAGTGAAGGTATGAATCCATACGTTGGTTTAGAGCAATACGCTACTTGGGATATTTGTGGAATTACAAAAGGTACTATTGAAAAAGGTAAGAAAGTTCCTAAAGCCAGCGCAAGAGGTTGGATTTGTGAGCATCTAGATGAAACAGTATCTAACAAAGATTTTTTCACTGAAAAAGTATTCACAAGAGAAGTATTAGAAAGAATCGAAACACACATTAAACCATTATTTAACTATAATTCAGAATCTAGTTCTTTAGATATTGAAGAAATGTTAGAAGACGCAAAAGCAGAATAATGGAACTAAACATCGGAAAATTAAACGAAGATAAGTTGCCCATTAAGTACATTCTTGGAATTCAAGAGGAACTTGATGGGTTTCCTGATGCGTTCGATATTATCCATATATACGCAACAGAAACTTTAAAAAGACCAGAAAGACCAAGAACTAGTTTTACTAAAAACTCTTTAATGAATTACCACGCTGCTGGAAACATAGATAACGCAGAAGCAGGATTAAAACAGGCAATTCAACTCGGTTTAATAGAACAAACTAACGAACAAGAGGGTAAAGAATCATATACAATAAAAATAAATCCATTTCAATGATAGCAGTATTCGACGATTTCATCAAAGATGAACAATTATTAAAAGACATAGCAGAAGACAAAACTTTTTTCCAAGATCCAGGAGTATATTACTATTGGAAGGCATGGTGGAATGAAGACAATGCACATAATTCAGTTAAGAAAAGAATTATTGAATATGTGTGGAGACATAACTATCCATTAAGTAACATGTATGATATCGATGGTTTTGAATATTGGACCGGAGTACAAGAGGCAGATCCAAATGGTAGATTTAGAAACTATTTAGAAATGCATTATGACGACGATGTAGCATACAGACAAGCTACTGGCAATAGAATGAGCCCAACAATTGGGTGTGTATATTATCCAGCAGGTTCTGATTTTACTGGAGGTGCTTTAGAAGTTTATACGGAAGGAGAGGGCAAAACGCCAGATACTATATTATGTAGACCAAATAGATTAATAATATTTGATGCAGGTCACGTTCCACATAAGGTAAATCAGGTATTAACTGGAACAAGAAAAGCAATGGCATTTAATTTATGGGGAGAAGAGCCATGGTCTTATGGTCAAGGAAACTTTTCTAGTGAAGAGTAGGCTAGGTTTTATTAAACTAAACCAATAAAACTTATATAACCTACATAAAACAAAACATATGAAATTCGGACCAGAATTTGAAAAATTATTCTTTAAATTATCTCTTGCTAAACCAAAATATTTAGAAAAGATTCAAAAAGGATTCTACACTTCAGAAGAAATTGACATAATGAATACGCTTGCAAAGAAGTTCCATGATAAATTTCATGAAACTCCTTCGAAAGATCAAATGCTTATGTTGGTTAATAGTGATAAGGTAAAAGGAAATGTAGAAGAATCCTTAATGGAACTCGTATACAATACAGATCTTACGCAATATGATGACGAGTGGTTAACTTCGACGATAGAATCTTGGATTAAATGGAGTAATTTTAATTCAACTCTATTTGATACAATCGAATACATCAAAACAACTGAAGTTACTCCAGATAATGCAGATTCTATTATCTCTAAAGTAAAAACTTTAATTAATGATAGAAATTCAATCGTATTTAATTCTGATATTGGTCTTGATTTCTTTAATGCAGAAGATCACTATAGCGAAAAAAGAGAAAAGGTTTCTACAGGGTATCAATTCTTAGATAGAGTATTATCCGGTGGATATGATAAAGATGGTTCATTAGTAGTTTATGTTGGTGAACAAAATATTGGTAAATCTATATACTTAGCGAATGATGCTGCTAATTTTGTTAAAATGGGAGTTAACACTGCATTTGTTTCAGCGGAGATGGCAGCGCATAAAGTTCTAAAAAGAATCGGAGCTAATATGTTAACTATCCCAATGAATGAATATGACCAAAAGGCTAAGAATAAAGATTTAATGAAAAGAAAGCTTGAAGCTGTTGGTGATGGTTTAACTCCACCTGGTCAATTATTTGTTAGACAATTTCCAACATCACAAGCAACTGTACCCGATATTGAAGCGTATTTAAAGCAAATAGAAGAAGAAAGAAAAATAAAACTAGGATGCGTTGTTATTGATTACATTAACATCTTAGCAAATTATAGAAATCCAAATTCTGAAAATATGTACTTAAAGATCAAGCAAATTGCTGAAGATTTAAGAGCAATGGGAGTAAGAAACGGATGGTTAATAGTAACAGCAACTCAAATCAATAGAAACAATTATAATTCAAGTGATATTGGAATGGGTGATGTTGCAGAGTCTGCTGGTCTCTCGCATACTGCAGATTTAATGCTTGGAATTATCCAGGATGATATGATGCGAGCCTCTAATGAATATTGGTTAAAAATATTAAAAATTAGAGATGGTGAAGGTAAGGGTGTTAAGTGTAAACTAGACATCAATTATAACTATATGAGACTTCATGAAACAGATGAGGTATCAAATTCAAATATACACAGCTTATAATGAGAACAAAAAGAGATAAAATATTCGATAACACATTCGAAGACGGAGAATTCGAATTAGACCCTACTTTAAAATTCGAAGTAGCACCAAGCTACATGGATAATAGAGATGAGGAAGATAAAATTGAATCAGGTATTGTAAGAGACACAATACATAATTTAATTATTGTTTCTAGATTTAATCAATTTAATAATATTGATGAGTTTCAACAAACTATTAAATTAAAGAAAATCGAAATCAATGAAGTGTACGAATATATTTCAGATGAAATGAGAGCAAAGCACTCGATAATCGAGATCTACTCAGAATTGTGCGATTACTTTAACATTAATCCAACTAAATTTTATGCTTCTCTTGGAAATAAATTTAAAGAAGAATTAATAGAAGCACTAGATAAAAAAACGAACGTTCTTAAAAAGAAGAACATAAACAGACTTTTTTAATATGATTAATCAAGAAACACTTGATAAACCAGTTAAAAGAATTTGGATTTTAGGAGACATGCACCTTGGTGTTAGATCCAGTTCTTTAGAATGGTTGGATATGATGAAAGATTTTTATGACAATCAATTCATTCCAACACTTCTTGAAAATTATCAAGACGGAGATATATTAGTACAAGTAGGCGATGCGTTCGACAATAGACAAAGTATTAATATAAGAGTTTTACATTACGCTATAGATCTTTTTGAAAGACTCGGTAAAATACTGCCAGTACATGTTATTGCGGGTAACCACGATATATGGGCTAAGAAGAGCAATGAAGTTACTTCAATTGACACTTTAAAATGGATTCCAAATGTTGCGATTTATAAAGAATCAAAAACATTTAATTGGGGAGGTAAAGAAGTTTTACTGATGCCATGGAGAAGAGACACTGATCATGAAAAAGAAACTCTTGCAGAATTCCCAAATTCAAATATAGTATTTTGTCATTCAGAGGTTAGAGGTATTAAATTAAACAAAAAGGTAGATAATTTCCATGGTGTAGAAGCTTCTACGTATGATAGATTTGATGCGGTTTACTCAGGACATATTCATTATAGACAACAAAGAGGTAGATTAAGAATGGTTGGTACTCCATATGAATTAACAAGATCTGATATGGATAACACTAAAGGATTTGATCTGGTTAATTTAGAAGACATGTCAGAGACTTTCTTTGAAAATACTATATCACCAAAATTTGTTAAGTTCTATTTAACCCAGTTGTACAATGTGCCTTTGGGTGAGTTTAAAGATGCGATTAAAAACAACTATGTTGATTTATATATTCCATCAAATATAGCTACGACATCTGCTCTTTCAAGATTAATTAATAAAGTACAATCAATTAGTAGAAAAATAGATCCAAACATATATGAACAAGACACGTTCTTAGATAAAGACATGTATGACATGGACGAAATAGAGGATCTATATAAGAACTACAATATATTGCATTTATGTAATATGTATGTTGATAATCTTGGACACTCTAGTGATGTTAAAGATCAAATTAAAGCACGTCTAAGGAAACTTCATGACTTTTGTGCATATAACTATGAAATAGACTAATATGAAAATCCAAAGTATTGAGCTAAAGAATTTTGCAAGTTACGGTAACAAAATTCAAAAAATAGAATTTAGTGATGATTCTTCTGAATTATTTTTAACTCTAGGTAAAAACGGTGAAGGTAAAACAACTATTGCTAATGCGATAGTTTTCGCTCTTTACGGGAAAGTAGAGGGAGTTAGAATGGCAGATCTTCCTAATAGAATTAATAAAGAACTTTGGGTTCGTATTAAACTTGAATGCAAATCTACAAAAATAATTATTGAAAGAGGATTAGCTCCTGGAATTTTCAAAGTAACTTTAAATGGAGTAGAATTTGATAAAGCTGGTAAAAAATCAGTTCAAGATTATTTAGAAGAAGAACTGTTTGGAATTCCATATCATGTATTCAAAAACATTATCATATTATCCGTAAATGATTTTAAGTCTTTTTTAACTATGACTAATAGCGACAAGAGACAGATTATTGACCGCATGTTTGGTTTCTCTATTCTTAATGAGATGCAACAATCAATTAGAGAAGAAAGAAAGGGATTAAAGACAGAATTAGACATATATTCTCAAGAACTTAATCAATTAAACGAAAATATAGTTTCAGTAAATTTAAAGCTAAATCAATTATTAGTAGAAAGTGCTGAAAAAGACCAAAAGAAAATTCAAAGTTTAAAAGATTCTCTTGTTAAGTATAATGAAAATAAGATCAAACTTGAAGAGGCTCAACAGAAAATATCAACAAGTATTGGGACTTTAACAAGTGATCTTCAAGAGAAGCAAAGCGATTATTCTAGTTTAAAATATAAATTAGAATCTTTGCAAAAGAAACTTGACTTATATGAAAATAATACATGTCCTACATGCGAGAGCGAATTGACTGGAGACTTTCATGATTCTCGTAAAGAGATAATTAAAGAAGATATTGAAAAGCTTCCTATAAAAATGAAGGAAGCAGAATCTCAAGTCCTTAAAATAAAAGAAGAAGTAGCAAATCTTAGAGATAAAGATCGTTCGGTTAGAGACAAGGTATCTACATTAAACACAAATATAAGAAGTTTTAAGAATGAATTGATCGCGATTAAAGATTCTTTAAACGGAACTGCTGATTTTTCTCATCTCGAACAAATCATTAGCGACTTTCAAATTCAAGAAAAAGAAAAAGAAGTTCTTAAAGATTCTAAATCTGTAGAATACGGATTTTTAGAATATGTTGAAGAAGTTTTAGGAGAAGATGGCGTAAAGAACCTTGCAATAAAAACTATATTGCCTGGACTAAATGCCAATATAGCAGCGATGACACAAACAATGCACTTACATTTCCATATTAGATTTGATGAAAAATTCAATTGTGTAATTAATCATTTAGGAGAAGAAATTAACCCGTTAACACTTTCAACTGGTGAACGTAAGAAAGCCGACTTTATTATCATTATTGCAATTATAAAAATATTAAAATTAAGATTCCCACAGCTAAACCTATTATTCTTAGATGAGTTATTAAGTTCAGTAGACGCTGATGGTGTTCATAATATTCTTAAAATATTAGGCCAGGTAATTAAAGAAAGTAAAATAAACACTTTTGTAATTAACCACTCTGTGTTACCACACGAACTATTCGACAAGAAAATACAAATCTATAGAGAAAATGGTTTTTCTAAGTTTGATATTGAAGCTATAGAATAGGGATATATAAATAAGAAATAAAACACAGAACTTAAATGGCATCATATAACCTAAAATTCAACTCAGATGATAGTGTCTTTAGACATGTAATTATCGGCCTTTTAGCTGATTTAAATAACAAGTTACACTTTTATCGTCAGATGGATAATGATACGAGAACAATTATTGATGTTCCTTTTTATTATTCAATAACTGGAGATGATCAGTTTTTAAGAGATCAATTCTTATTCGTAACTCCATCCGGACCTAATTGTTACCCAGATGCTGGTTTTGCAGACGGTAATTATGATGTAATTCCAAGAGGATTAGTAAATTTAACTTCAATGTCAGTCGATTCTGGTAAATTAGTTAATAAAAGAACCGTTGGTAATTACACAAGAATGGATGAAAATGGAGCGATGCAAGGATATGTTTCAGAATTCGAAATGATACCAATCAATTTAAGTGTAGATGTTGAAATTCTAGTCAGTTCTACATTGGACGCATTTAAGGTAACTGAAGCAATTATTAAAACATTATACAAATCTAATTATTTTAATGTAGAGGTAGGAAACTTAAATGAAGGTACATATAGATTAAGTTCATATTATGCAATGCCAGACGATTATGGTAATGAAAGACCACTTGAATTTACATTTGAAGACAAAGACAAATATAAAATAGTATTTCCAATCGAGGTAAACACATTCCTACCTAACTTCGACAATGGAGATTACGGTAAATTAAATGGAGTAGATAAAGATGGCAATAAAATATACGGAAACAGTAAAGAACTTCATGTTGGAAATAGAATGTTTGAAATAACCTCAAATTCCACTGTTAAGGTTAAGGATTCTATTAAAGAACAAACAGATGTGATTAAATTAAATGAATCTGACAAACTTAGAGATTAAAAAAGATATATATTAAAAATAGAAAAATAAAAATTATGATGACTAACATTTTATCACCATTTGTAAAAGTAGAAGAATCTTTTCAGTTTTATGTAAACGGAAGAGTCTTTGAAATGAACAACACAAATGAAATTAAAGAAATTGAAGGAAATACTATCAATTCAGAATTAAAGAATGCAATTATTGCTTTCGAATCTTTTGAATTCAGTAACGAAACTATTAAATGGTTTAATGGGCCTTCTAAATTTGTATATAACCTTAAAGAAAATACGTTTTCTAATAACGATTCAGTTATTGAAAATTCATTCTCAAATCACGTTCTAAATTCCGGAGCTGTTAGATATAATGAGGCTCCTAAAGCCCAATTATTCGAATCTCTCCCTGCGATTTTAGAGAACTTTGTAAATCTAGACTTTGCTGCTACCTTCGAAGGAAATAGCAACATAGTTAACGTGTTTAAATTAGAAGAAAATATATTTGTTGCAAGATTAAATACAGAAAATAGAATCTCTAACTTCTTTAAAGCAGACAATGCAAATCAAGTAGTTGACTATGTTAACGAAAAAACAGGACAAAGTGCAATATCATTCTTAAGTGAATTAGTTGAAGGTCAATCCGCAGAACTTGCTAAAGTTGAAGAGAACATTTCTAAATATGAATCAATGATTGCTTTCTTAAAAGATCAAAGAGGTCTTTTAGCAGAAGCTGATAAATCAGTTGAAGAAATAAAAGCAGCTGATAATTTAATCTCTGGTGAAATCACAGTTTGGGAGAACAAGATCGCCGAAATACGAGCTTAATATTAATAATAGATAGACACTAAGAAGGGACGTTAATCGTCCCTTTTTCTATTTATAAATACCGGTTAAACAAAACCAAAGTTTCTTATATAATATACTATAAACAAAACATAAATATAGTGGCTAAAAAGAAAAATTACTTAAACAATAAAGATCTACATGCAGCAATGTCTGAATCTAAAGAGCTTGGAAAACTAACTCCAGTCGCTGAAAAAATGTTAATTCTTCTTGCTGAAAGAGCAATTAATAGAATGACATATGTAAACGACGATGACAGACAAGATTGCCTGGCATTCGCAATATTAGATTTATTAAAATACTGGAAGAACTTTAATCCAGTATATCCAAATGCATTCGCATATTTTACTGAAATAGCAAAAAGAGGATATGCTAAAGGATGGAACAAAATACATCCACAGAAATATAAAGGAACTATTTCAATTGATTCTTCAGGTGGAGATGATAGCAATGGAATATACTCGTTATAATGTCAATAAAAAATAATCGCCCAACAAAAAAATCAGGGTTTAAACAAGGATATTTTAATCCTAATAATCCAGAAAAATATATAGGACCTCAGCCAATAATTTATAGAAGCTCTTGGGAATATAAATTTTGTATTTGGTGCGATTCTAACGACAAAGTAATAAATTGGTCAAGCGAACCTGTTGAAATACCATATTGGTCTAGACAGTCTGAAAAAAGCCACAAATATTATCCAGACTTTTATTTTAAACAAGTAAAGCAAGATGGTTCACTTGAAGAGTATTTAGTAGAAATAAAACCAAAGGATCAAATAACAAAACCAAAACCACCAACTAAGAATTCAGCAAAGGCTATAAAATCATATAAGTTTTTAGCGGAGCAATACGTTAAAAATATGGATAAATATAATGCAGCAAAAACCTTTTCAGAAGGAAGAGGCTGGAAGTTTATAGTTTTAACTGAAGACACTATTAAGAATGGGTTACATTAAATCGCAGATAAAGAAATTAGAAAAAGCAGGTGGTAGAGCTAAAGCGATACAGACTGCTGAGAAATGGTTTGAAGAATCTCTTAAAAGTAAAAAGAAAAAAGATGTAGCTTCGATTAGAACTAGATTTGATGCTGGTAAAATATATGTATTCAGATATGATTCACCAATAACTGAAAATTTACCATGGTGGGATAAAAACCCGGTTGTTTTAGCAATAGAGCAAAGAGGATTAACAGATCTTGGAGTAAACTTAAATTTATTACCAACTGAATTTAAAGAGAATTTACTAGATTCTTTATATGAACGAGTATCGGGTCAAATAAAATCAACCTCAGCCGGCAAAGGAAAAAACAATGCAATTAGACAAAATCCATTAAGAATAACATATGATGGTATGAAAGCGTTTTTAGATTCTGAAGGATATGGATTTGCAATTAGACAATATAGACCTGAACTAATAACCGATAAAGCAGTTGTCTCATATGAAAAATGGGCAGATATTGCTTTATGCGATTTTATGGATTTAGAAGGTCTAAACGAACAGCAATTAATAAGGCTATTTAAAGATAGCTTATAAAAAGGATATATAACTAAAATTAATATAATAATATAATGGCAGGATTTGTAGATAGAAATGGTCCATTAAGTACTGGAAAAAGAACATTCACATTAAGCGATTCACTTAAAAAATTATCGTCTTTTGGAATGTACTATGATGATTTAGTACTTAGACAATCACAGGCAATCGGTCCAGTAGAGGATCAATTTGGTTACGGCCAAATGAACCCACTAGGATTAGACAGTGATGATATGTATGGTGCATTCGCAGCCCTTTCAATGGCTGACACGAATATGCGTAAAAACGTACCGTTCTTTGATCAGCAGTATCAAGCAAAAAGAGATGAGCTTAGAAAATTCTCGCAACATGATGAAATTGAAGATATTTTAGATATTCTTTGCGATGAGTCAATTGTATTTGACAATAAAAACTTTTTCGCCAATCCAGAAATAGTTGGTATGGAAATCTCAGATGAGGTTCAAAAGTATCTTAATAAATCATATAGAGAAATTTACCAATACTTTGGATTTAACCAAGATCAATCAGCATGGTACTTCTTTAGAAAATGGTTAATTGATGGTTACTTATCATTTGAAATCATATACAATCCAGAGCAAACTGAAATTATAGGTTTTAAAGAAATTGACCCTATTACATTAGTACCAGGATATAACCACGAAGATGGTAAAAAAGTATGGATCCAATTTAAAGATGATCCAATGAAAGAGAGAAAACTATATGATTCTCAAATTATATACATCTCATACTCTTCAATTACAACAGCTTCTAGAGTTTCATATTTAGAAAGACTTGTAAGAGCATTTAACTTGATGAGAATTATGGAACATACCAGAGTTATTTGGGCTGTTACAAACTCATCTTATAGAATGAAGTTCATTATCCCAGTTGGTGGTAAATCTAAAACAAGAGCAAAACAATCACTTGCGCAATTAATGAATAACTATAAAGAGATTGTAGATTTTGATTGGGACAGTGCAAATCTGACAACCAATGGTAAACCAATGTTACAATTTAATAAAGAATATTGGTTACCTAGTAAGGACGGGGAGACACCAGAGATTGAAACATTAGGTGGTGAAGGACCGGACATTAACGATACCGAAGCACTTAAATACTTTACTGATAAATTAAAGCAAGTTTCTAAAATACCATATAATAGATTCATGTATGAAGATGGTGGAGGAGACTTTAACCTAGCAGCCGATGGTATGATTAGAGATGAAATTAAGTTCTCTAAGTTTATTAAGAGACTTCGATCATCATTCCAAGAAGTGCTGGTTAAACCATTATGGATTCAAATGTGTTTAAAATACCCTGAATTTAAAGATGATGCAGGGTTTAAAACTCAAATAGCACTACAATTCCACGAAGAAAATATGTTCGCTGAATTAAAGACTATGGAGATAATGGAGAAGAGATTAGACTTTATTGGAACTATGCAAGATTCATTAATGAAAACCGATCCAATAACGATGGAAGAGATGCCATACTTTAATATGGAATTCCTAGTTGATAGATACTTAAAATTAAGTCCAGACGATAAAGCTGCAAATGAAGCTTACAAACAAAGAGAAGCAGCAAAAGATGCTGAAGAACCTGAAGTTGACCCGATGGACATGGGAATGTAACAGATATATAATCTATAAAAATAAATTAATATAATGAAAACTATTAAAACATTTGAAGAATTTTCTTCAGACTTAAAAAAGAAATCTTTGAAAGAAGATGCCATTTCAGCTGGAGAAGACTCAAAGGTAGTAATCGATGATATTACATTAGATAGTGGTGTTGAAATTAAATCTACAGAAATTCTTGGAGTTGCTATAAACAGCAAAACTGAAAAAGAATTTAAGCAATATTTCTATGACGAGTATGGTAACGGCGAATTCACCGATGAAGATATGTCAACCCTATTAAAGGCATATTTAGAATACACTGAAGAAAAGAACGCTGAAGAAGTTGAAGCTGAAGAAGCTGAAGAAGAAGCTGAAGGCGGATCAGATGAAGAAGATCCATTTGCGGATATTTAATTTTTTTAAATTTTTAAGAAATTACAAAATTTCATTTTGATATATAATACAATATAAATAAAATAATATAATATGATTAATAATTTACTGATCCTCGAAAGATCAACTACTGAGTTAGAATTTAAGCAGGATGGTGGAATTTACATTCTTGAAGGTATTTTTGGAGAAATCGACAAAAAGAACAAGAACAATAGAATTTACACAGAAGACGAATATCTTCCTCAAATTGAATCTCTTCAAGAAAAAATCAAAGCTTCAAAACTACTTGGTGAATTAGATCACCCTGCTAATTTTGATGTATCTCTTAAAAATGTATCACACATGATTGAGGAATTAACATATGACAAAGATACCAAACAGGTAAAAGGTCGTATCAGACTATTAGATACAGAAGCTGGAAGACAGGCAAAGGCTTTAGTCGATGCAGGAGTTCCTTTACAAATATCAAGTAGAGCAGCTGGAGCTGTTGAATCTAATGGAACTGTAAAAATCAAACAATTATTCACGTATGATTTAGTTGCTGATCCTGGATTTGAAAATGCAGAGCTTAAAAGAGTTAACGAATCTTATGGATATGTTAACGAAGACAACCTCTTTATTTATGAGATAAATAATACTAATGAAACATTAACCACAGAAAATAAAAAAGAAACAAAAATGGCAGAGTCAAAATTTATTACTGTTGAAGATTTTAACAAGTACTCTCAATATCTTTCAGAAGAAATTAAAACCATCAAAGAGGTAATGAATTCTTCAAAAGACGCTGAGTCAACTGAATCTCAACTAACATCATTAAAAGAATACACAGATTATTTAGCTGAAAAACTAGATCAATCAATCCAGTATTCAGAACATGTTGCAGAAAAAACAGATCAATCAATATCTTATTCTGAAAAACTAGCGGAAACGTTAGACAATTCTATTCAATATTCTGAGCATATCGCTGAAGGAGTTGATCAAATTAAAAGTTACACAAACTATTTAGCAGAATCTTATAATGAAGGTGCTACTACTCATGAAAACATGACTAAGTACATCGAATATTTAAGAGAGAACCTAGAAAAAGTTACTGAATACGCTGAATACGTTGCAGAAACAGTAAACTCTAACTTATTATTAGAAGAAGAAGGAGACGAAGCTGGTAAAGAAATCGAAGAAATCGAAGATGAAGACGATTCTACTGACGTAACTGTAGATTCTGAAGATGCAGAAGGAAACAAACTTAAGCATGGTTCTATTGAAGACGACAAAGGAGAAGAATTAGAAGATGAGCTTGAAGGCGAAGGAGATGCTGAAGGTGAAGAAATCGAAGAAGCTGAAGAAGTTGAAGAAGAAGCTGAAGAAGCTATTGAAGAAGACGAAGCTGGAGTTCCTGCTGAAGAGTTAGAAGATGAAACTGAAGACGTAACTGAACCATCTAAAGATGCTGACGATACTAAATACGTAAAAGGTGGTATTGATGATGATAAAGGAGAAGAATTAGAAGATGAGCTTGAAGGCGAAGGAGATGCTGAAGGCGAAGAAATCGAAGAAGATGCAATGGAAGCTTATAGAAATTCAATTACTTCTAAATTAGAAGCCCTAATTGAAAGCTCTAAAGTTAAAGCAAATTCTAATCCAGCATTCTTTAAGTTTATTTCTGAATCAAAGAGAAATGAATTCAATGCATTATCTACTGAAGAAAAATCAGCAGTATCTGGAGCAATCGAAGGAAGAGGTTATTTAACTGAAGGACAAATAATGGGATTATGGAATAATTCTTTAATGGGTGCTAAATCTGTTCAAGAAACTACATCACCTGTAATTTCAATGATGCCATCTGAATATCATGAAGCTTGGACTAAATTATCTGAAGGTAAAAAAGCACAAATCATGGCTCAGTCTAAAATGCACAAATTAAGTACTGAATATCAAGTAAGAAACTTTTGGCAAACAAGAGATCTTAGAGAAACTGCTTCAGTAATGGAAAAGTTAGAAATGTTAAATGAATCTAAAACAGAAGTTAAATCTACTGTAGGATACGACACTACTGATATTGCAGCTCAATTAGCAGCAAAATTTAAAAAATAACAATATATAATCTATAAGAGAAGGACTTAAACATCCTTCTCTTTTTATTAAAATTGAAAAAAATCAAAAAAATGGTTTTTTCAATTAAATAATATAGATATATAGTAATATTAACAATAACAACACTCGATTATCAGTTAAGAAGCAAAAAACTGAATTAGAATCGAAACTCGTAAGAATACGAAAATAAAAACCATTAAAAAAATAAATTTTAAACAAAATGGCAAATTTAATTAACGAATCTGAAATCAGATCAACATGGGCTCCGATTATCGAGTCTGCGACTGGTATCAATGATGCTGAGAAATTAGCATGGATGTCGACTTACTGTCACAACCACAAACTTTATGAAGATGCTTCATTCATGTCTTTAGATCCTTCAATGAATCTAGCAGGTATGGGAGCTACAACTTTACCTCAAAACATCACAAACGGAGTTTCTTCTGTTAACGGTTCTGGAGATAAGTCACCTTCATTATTACCTTTAGCAATGCAAGTTGCTGCACAAACTATCGGACTTGATTTAGTACCTGTAGTACCTATGGCTGGACCAATGGGATTATTATCTTACTTAGACTTCGTATACGAAGGTGGTAGAATTGATAACACTGTTACTCCAACATACGTAAAAGCATATACTGAGCAAAAGGATGCAGAAGGTATTGTAACAGGAACTGTTTCTGCACCTGCTGTAAAAGCTAACACAGCATCTGCTGCTAATGTATACGCTGAAGCATTAACTAGCAAATCTAGAATTGATGGAGAAACTATCTATGAAATCCTTCCTGCTGGTGAAGCTTACGTAGATGCTGATTCAACAAGAACTGTTGCTGATTTATTTACACCTGCAGCTGCTGTTGGTAGTGGAAGTTCAGCTGTTAAAGTTGAATTAGTAAAAGGATTAGAAGATCACATTAGAGGTTTTGCTGGAGACGGTGCAGACGATGAGGGATATTCTCAACCATTCTCAAGAGAAAAAGGTGAAAGAACTCCAGACAAATTAATGGGTCTTTCTTTATTCTCTAAATCAGTTGCTGCTGAAACTTTCCAAGTTGCTGCTGCTGTAACAAGAGAGCAAGTTCAAGATTTAAAGCAATTCGGAGTAGACGCAGTCGCTCAAGTTGAAGCTGTTTTAACTAATGAATTAACTCAATCAATCAACCAATACATCTTAGGAAGATTAAGATCTTTAGGTTCTAAGAACGTAACTTTATCTAACACTGGGTTTGATTTAACTTTACCTACAGTACAAGCTGCAAATGGTGGTGAAACTGTACCTTCTTTACACAGACAAATCTTAACGCAAGTTTTAGCTGCTGCTAACTTCATTGCAAATAGAGGTCGTAGAGGTGCTGGTAACTTCGCTGTAGTTGGTGCTCAATTAGCTACTGTATTACAATCAATCTCTGGTTTCGTTGCAAACCCAATGGCAAACACTTTTGCACAAGCTGCAGGAGCAATTTACCCATTAGGATCTGTAGCTGGAATTAATGTTTACACTGACCCTACATTAGCTTGGGGCGACCACAACATTACTGTTGGTAGAAAAGGAGACGGAAACGGACCTGGTGTTGTATTCATGCCTTACTTAATGGCTGAATCTGTACAAACAATTGCTGAAGGAACTATGGCTCCTAAAGTAGCTGTTAAATCTAGATTTGCATTAGTAGACGCTGGATTCCACCCAGAAACTCAATACGTAACTTTCGAAGTTAAAGGAGACTGGGATTCTATCCTTAACTTAGTTTAAATTAAGATTAGAACACAGTAAACGAGAGTTTATAATATTAAAGGGAACTATTAATTTAGTTCCCTTTTTTTATGCCGTTTTTTTAAAGATATATAGAATATATTAATATAAACAAAATAACAAATAATTATGAACATTAAGACATTTAACACATGGCTGAAAGAGGCCAACGAAGTGGCTCAGCCTGTTGTAAAAACTGACATCACAACAGATGTCAACACTATTATTAACTCACTAGAAACACTTGCAACTGAATTAACTGAAGAACTTTCAGAAATCGAAGATCACAATCAAGTCGAAGAGGGTGCTGGAGATTTTATTAAATCATGGATCACAAGTATGAAAGCTGCTAAATCACAGCAGAAGGTTAATAAAATTAAGATGAATGCTGCAGATTTAGAGTTTGCTGCAGATAAAGCAGAAGGTGATAAAAAGAAGGCACTTAATGACAAATTACCTAAGGTAAAATTACAAGCAACTGAACTTCAAAAGATGGTTGACGATAAATTTAGCGGAAAAGGAGATATTGTCGACAGAAAGCTTTCTAAAGAAAAAATCAAAGGTCAACTTGAAGTCATCAAAAGAACTACTGGTATGGAAGATGATCCAAAGAAAAAAGCTGATTTGAAAACAAAAATGAAGGAGCTTGCCCAAAGAGCTAAAGAAGAAGAATCTGCAATTAACGACTTAGAAGATAAAAACGGAGAGGCTATTGAGGCTGAAAAGAAAAGGTTAGCTGATGAAAAAGCTAAGAAAGACGGAACTGATACTGGCACAGACAAGAAAGCTGAAGGAGAAGGAGAAGGAACTCCTGAAGAAGAAGCTAAGAAAAAGGCAGCAGAAGAAGAAGCTAAGAAAAAGGCAGAGGCTGAACAGGCTGAAAAAGAAAGAGTTGCAGGATTAACAGACGAAGAAAGAGCAGCAGAAGAAGAAGCTAAGAAAAAGGCAGCGGCTGAAGAAGAAGCTAAGAAAAAGGCAGAAGAAGAAGAAGCTAAGAAAAAGGCAGAGGCTGAACAGGCTGAAAAAGAAAGACTTGCAGGATTAACAGACGAAGAAAGAGCAGCAGAAGAAGCAGCTAAGAAAAAGGC